CTAAGCTCGCGCCAAGGCCAAACAAAACCGTGCCAACTTTCGTTAGCGCTCCTGTTGCAGCAGCGGCGCCAACGCCTGGAATAAATGCTAGGCCAATCAACAAAGCGCCAACCAAGATCTGCCCAATCGAAAATCCCTTGCCTCCAGATCCACTGATCACTGGAGCGATGATCAACTGTTTGCAGCCCATCATCACCTCTTCGTAGCCCATGCCAGTTGGATCATTGTCCACCAGCTTGAAGCCCATTCCGTTTTCATGTGCTCCGCAAAGGTACTCCTTGAAGCCATTAAGCTGGTTGGCTAGCGCCGAAATAACATCGCGGGGATTGCGCACCATAAAGCTATAAGACCGTCCAAAACGACGCCCAAGCTCCCCGAGAAGCTTCACCTGCACCATTCGCCGCTTCATGCCCGCACGTCCTTATGTCGCAGCACCTTAGCTGTTACTTTAGCCCAATATCCCCCATAGACACTTTTTTCTGACAGTCTATTCATTAGGTGGTGATAAAAGCAATTGCCGTCCCCGCTGATCACACCAGCATGATTTGGTGACGGCGCATCAACCTGCATCAACAAGAAATCCCCCTTCCGCTCCGGCCTTTCTATTTCATAGAAGCCTTGTTGAGAATAATTATCAACAAACATCGTCCAACTTTTGCTTTCCCATTCGTTTTCCTCGCCTCGCTCAAAGTCGTCTAACTCAATGCCAAATTCACGCTTGTAGAAGTCGCGCAAAATGGCATAGCAATCGTGAATGCCATAAATCCATTGGCGCCCAACATAGGGGGCGTCGCCTGTAGGGTCGGCATAAAAGAAATCTGCCGATGGGGAGTGGTAAACAATCCACGGTAAATTGCTTTGTTTGCACGCAGCAATATCTGGGCGAGAAAAGCCCCTTACGCCATTCACGTGCGAATGATATACAGCCTCAATCTCTCCCATTGCAGACGCTCGCGCATAGTCTTCGGCGGCAATGGTGAAATGATCATCGGGCGATTGGGCAGTATTGTCACATGGCACAATTTTGCCATCGACAACAAAGCCGCAGCATTCCGCAGGAGAAGCCTTGCAAGCTTCTCCTGCTATTGCCTGCTTAACGGAAAGATTGATCATCGCGTGAGATTGGCTCCTGGAAAACCACCGAACGGAAGCGCTCCTTTAATGCCAAAGCGTAATTGACAACTTTGAAGTCGCTTGCCGCACTTATCCCTCTTACGTACTTCATCGCTTGATGGCAGTGCTGCATATGCTGTATTTAACGCCGCCTCAGCAGCAGTAAACTCTGACGATGCCGTGTTGTACGCCGCTAACGCGCTGTCGTATTGATCGCTAACGGTTGAACACCTAGAGTTGCCATAGTCCAACTTTGCGATGCTTCTCATTGGCGCAAAGCCGTCACTGGCTTGATTGCCGATGTCATATCCAGCGGAAGACGAATTTGTTCTGGCTTGCACAGGCGATCCGCCGACAAAAAGCACCGATTCTCCTGCTGCGTCTTTAATTCCAAATGTATCATTACTAAATCCAACATCCACTTTTTCCAAAGTGCCGCCACTGGCTGCCACGTATTGCACCACTCGATATGCAGGCCCGGTTCCATTTTTGCCACTTCCCGGTCCTCTGCCTGTGTTTTGTTTGAAGTCTGGGCGATAAGGGGGTTGAGTGCCATTTACTCTGGCTTTCGCCCCATCCCATACGGCAATAATGTTATTGCCATCGCCATCCTGAATCACAAAAGAATAACCGTTAAATCCTCCGTCCTTGAATACAAATAACACTTGCTCAGTGTCCGCAGCATTATCGTCGCACGCAGCATTTTTTTGACCGAGCAAATTGTTCTTTTTCGCTTCTGCTGTTGCAAGCTTTTTCTTGGCCGCATCGTATGCCTCATATGCCGCTAAATACGCTTGTCCCGCAGCGGAAGATGCTCCGCTAACTGTTATAGGCCTGTCATATTCATTTGCTACCGCCGGCCCCGTATACCCACATTCAGACCCGCGATACTTCCAGAGGCAGTAATTTTGAGTGATAATTCTTCGCGGAAGCTGCAGTCCTTCTAGGTCAATCTTGCTAGCAAGTTGCCATGTGATAGTGATGCTACTTTCTGCAATCTTGCGCTCAATGTAAAATACATCGTCTGGAAATTCTTGCGTTGAATCAGGAGAGCTTCCCCCGTCAAGATATTTTAACAATGTGCGGCGCCTGGTCACTTTGGCGCCCACCAGATCATCTAGCGTGTTGACGACTGCAGCCAATGTCCCCAAGACATTGGCCACTGTTAATTCCGGCGTTGGGATTTGCCCTTGAGTGGTGCGCTCAAACCCAGCGGCGCTAATGGGAAGGGGCTCATACGTGATTCCTTGCCATTTAATTTTTGTATTATCAGGCATTAAATTTGCCGTGAAATAATACTTGTTCGTAGAACTATTGGTAATTGGCTCTAGGTCAAGTTCAAACAGCTCAATGATGGCATCATGCCACGTCTTTGCTACATCGGCTTCAATAGTCATTGTTAGCTCCTTGAATCGTACACGCGCTTACAGGAGAAGGAAATTATATTTGCATTTGGCCCAAGGCTTTCCCATGCCCATTCATTTGGGTCGAGCCTATATTTATATTTGGCATCGTCTTGAAAGAACCGTGCATAGAAAAAATCACCGGACAATGCAGCAAGATCGTCGTCTAATGCGGCAGCCTGTGCGTCCGTGATTGGCACTGTTCTAATGTCGTAGCGCCTGATGTCAGTATTTGCACCATCAGGCACAACTTGCTCGTAGCCGTCGCCAAATTGCACGCGCCTAACGCGCGTGCCCCTACGTGCCGTCAGGCCGTATTCAACTTCAAGAGTGAGAGTGGGTTGTGCCATGGTGATCAGCGTGCGCTATAGATGAGGCCGCCAGGGCGGGTTTCCTTGAGGATGACGCTACGAACAGCCCCTTCGATTTCGCGCCCAAGCGCTTGTCCACCGCGTCCGCTCATCTGACTATTCGATTGACCATTGTTCATGTTGACAACAATGTTAGTAGAGATATTATTGCCAGCACCTTGGCCAAGATCCACAGGAATGCTCCTGCCGTTAGGCAATGGCACTACGGCTTCATTGAAGCGGCCTTCACCCACAAGTCCCAGTGTAGGCCCCGTGACAAGGCCGCCGTTTGCAAACGGCGTCCATCCACCTTGCATGACTCCGCCGTTGGCGGCAAACACGGTACCTGCTGACGGAGTGGTAGGCGCAGGCCCTTGAAGATTGGGGGCCATAAAGCTGAATAATTGTTTGACCGCCCAGTGAACCGCTGCCCTTAGCATTTCTTGAATAATCATGTCGGCCATTTGCTTAAATGCGCCAGCGACAGATTCGCGAAGACGCATAACTGCGTCGTTCATGGAATCAAAATCAGTGAGAACATCAGTAATCGCTGCACCCAGTGACGACCTGATTGAGTTTTCAAGATCACCGAAGCTCTGCTTAATTCTCTCGGCTTTTTCTGCATATTGCTCAAGGGCATCAACACCCTCAGCAAAAGAACGGTCATACCCTTCTTGCATCAAGCCGGTAATTCTTTCCTGCCCAAATGGAGCTTGAGCAATCCCAATTCTGTCCTGAATCTCTCCTAACAATTGCTGTCTTTTCAGGATGTCTTCATTCTTGTAGTACTCTTCGCGCCTTCTCCTGTAGGAGTCGATCAACTTCTCGACAGCTTTTCTTTCAGAGTCTGTTAAGTCTTTGGTTAATTCTTGGACATCTAGAGCAGCTTTTTGATCATTAGTTAAATCTTTTATGCCTTCACTCAGGTTCTGACTAAGCATGTTTTGCTTAGTGATTTCTGCATTAACGCCACTGATAGCGTTTTCTAAGGGTTTTTGTAGTTGAAGCTGCGTTTTCAGTGTTTCAACGCCATAGCGTTTGTTAATGTTATCAAGCTCAATTAATTTTTCTTTTTCCAAATCTGCAATCTTGAGCGCTTTGTCGCCTGCAGACATTTTCTCATTGTTTATCTCAACTCGGGCAACACGTAGAGCTTCTTCTACTGTGAGAATATCGTACGTTTTGTTGATTAATGCCTCCAAATTTTTCGCTTCTGTTTCGCTAATTTCTTTACGCAGCAGCCTATCCTC